CTGCGCGAGCAGCATCTGGTAGACCTTGTCGGCCGGGGTGCACTGTACGGAGCCGAGCGCGTTGCTGGCCGCCACCGAGGTGTAGTGGCTGATGATGAACTGGTCGATCTCATCGGCGAAGGCGTAGGAGCCTTCGTCCATGGCCTCGGTCATCAAGCTGCCGGCCGCCTGCCACTTGTCGACGTCGTCGATCTGGAAGTGCTCGTACTTCTGCTGGTCACAGACGAGCACCCGCTGCGCATCGGTCAGCTCCTCCGGCGCGTCGATGTCGGTGTTCTTCGTGTAGGTCTTCACCGATGGGCGGCCGATCGAGGTGATGCGGACGCGGTCGCCCTTCTCCTTGATCTCGCCTTCCCAGCGCCGGTTGACGACGAGCGGGCTGGCTGCGACAAGGTTCTTCTTGAGCGAGGAGAGCAGGTTGGCGCTCCACAGCTCGGGGATGAAGTTGGTGATCGACACCAGGGGCCTCCTCAGTGCGTGTTGGGATGTGCCGTTTTGCGCCCGTCGGCGGCCCCTGGTGAGGGCATCACCACCGCCTCTGCTGTCTGCGAGGCCCGTGATTTGCGTCCCGTCGGACGGCCCCTGCCGAAGAGGAGCAGTAGTCCCATGCTCAAGGTACGACGTTCGACCGGGCGACGTGGGTGCGTCTTAGCAGACGCTACTTGCCGAAGATCACGCGCCCCTCGCGCACCGCTGCGTTGAGCTCATCCTTGTTGGCGTCGAAGTAGGCGGCATCAGCGACCAGCTTGCGGTACTCCGACTCGGCGTAGGTGCGCTTGCCGCTGCCCTGGCCGGAGAAGTCGGCGCCCGAGCGCTGCGTGCCACCGGCGCCGAAGAGCTCCGGCAGGTCGGCCTTGACGAGCGCGATCGCGGCCTCGATCGCCTTGGCGTCCGGCACATTGTCGGCTACCCCGATGCTCTCCAGGTCGACGAGGCGGAGGATCTTCTCGATGCGCTCCGGCTTGGCGCCGGCCGCCAGGATCGCCACCTTGACCTCGGCCGCAACCAGCGCCTGCTGGGCCTTCTTCTCGGCCTCGGCCGCCCGGTCGTCCGCCTCCTGCTTCTCGACCTTGAGACGCTCGACTTCGTCCAGCTTGGCCTTCTCGGCGTCGGCCTTCGCCTGTGCCTTCCAGTCGCTTTCGGCGCGCGTGAGGCGCCGCTGCACGATGGCGTCGACCTCCTCCTGGGTGAACGTCTTGCCGGCGGGCGCCGGGGCACCCTGCCCGCCTGGTCCGTCCTTGCCCTTCTGCTTGCCGACCTCGTCGTCGCCGGCCGCGGGTGTGCCGCCACCGCTGCCGGCAGCCGGATCGTCGGGGGTGAAGAGGATGCGTCTGTACACGAGTGACCTCCTGAGGTCAGATTGCCTTGCTGATCTGCTCTCGACTCTTGCGGGCACAGTAGTGACCGCAGAATCGACGGTCTCGATGGGCTCGCTCGAACTGCTTCCCGCAGTACTCACAGACGCCTGACTTGTCCGCCCTGTATCTGTCGATTAGCTCCGTCAACCGCTGCCTATTCCTTTCGTCCACGTATGGCAGCAGTACGTCGGCGACAACCACGGCGTTTGCCGAGCAGGCTCACCAAAGCCACATCGGCTTGCGGTTTGGGCGAATGTCCGGTCCCGAGACCGTGCCGGCACCGACCGCTTCGGCAAAGCGCCGCACGCAGGATTCATCCGTCATGGAGAGAGCGACGATGCGATAACGACCTTTGCATCGCACCGTGCCCTCTCCGTCGAAGAGGCCAGCTGCCCAGGCAAGGTCAGATCGCCCCATGGATGCCCTCCCTGTAGCGCAGGCGCTTCAGGTCGTTGGCGTCGACGTGCTCGCGCAGCCGCGCCTGCCACTCACGCTTCTTGGCGGCCGCCCGGCGCTTGCTCACCTCATCGAGGGCCGCCGCCTCACGCCGCTTCCAGGCACGGATGCCACGCTCCAGGCGACGCTGCTCCTGGCGTGCCTGATAGCGCTGCGGATCGCCGTGCTGGATCTCGGAGGCATCGGTCAGCCCCTCGACGTAGGGGTCGATGCCGTGACCACAGTTGGGATGATGCAGACCGGCGCTCTGCGCCTCGGCGAGCGTCGGATAGCCTGGCGTCGCGCCATCCAGCGAGAGGACGCGACCCTCCCAGGGCACGCAGAGCGGGCAGCTCGAGGAGGAGCCGCCGACGATGACCAAGTCACGGTTCGAGGCGCGCACAGTGTCGGTCACGCCCTGGCGGGAGGCTTTCAGGGTCGCCGTTCGGGTGGCCATCTCCGTGTAGCTGGCCAGATCCCAGCGCTTACCGGCTCCATCGACGAAGCCAGCGATGCCACGCTCGGCGAAGGTGTCGAGTGCCGACTGGGCTGCGCGCCGGCGGGTATGCTCGCCGACCAGACCCTCCGCCGTGACGCGCCCGATCACCTGCCGGTAGACGTCGCACGTTGAGCGCAGGACGCGCGCGTCGGTCGCTGCCAGCCGCTGAGCCAGGTCGGCGGCCAGAGCGCGCATGGCAGCCGGGTCGGGTCGCTTGAAGCCTGCCGGCGTCGCCTCGATGCGCAGACGGCCCAGCAGGCGCAGCGAGCGCCGTGCGCTCGCTTCGTAGATGCCGCCCACGGCGGCCAGCGCCTCGCTACTGCGCTGCTTGCCCGAAGCCTCGATCAAGCGCCGCACCGCTCGCTCAAGCTCGGCCGTCTCGGCACTGCGCCGCCGTGCCCAGTAGTCGTCGGCGAGGTCGCGCCCAAGCCGCTGGGCGAGCAGGACGATCAGCGCCAGATGCAGGCCGTGGGCGTGCTCGATCAGCCTCTGCACTGCCTCGCTGAGTCTCTCAGGATCCAGGATGGCCATCAGAAGGCAGGCTCGGGGACCAGGCTACCGTTCTCCTGGCGGATACGCTCGACCTCGGCCGCCAGCTTCTCCTCATCGAGTTCCGGCTGTGCCCGGCGCACGGCCGTCTCGATGCTGATCGCCTCCGCCCGGCGCAGCAGCTCCAGGGTGTCGGCAAGCTCGGCCTGCGTCTGCTGCTCCTCCGGCCAGGCGATCGTCGGCCGCCGCACCTCGGTCGGCCGCCCGAACACGTCGCGGTCGATGACGAGGAGTGCCTCGCTCGCCGCAGCCAGGGTCGGAGCCCAGTAGCGCTGCTTGCGGGCGATCGTCTTGGCCGTCTTGCCCTCGCGGATGCGCAGCGCCGTGCCCGACTCCGCGCGACCCTCGATCCTCAGGCCGAACGTCTGCGGCGAGTAGCCGGCAGCCGAGATAACGCGCTCGATCCAGGTCAGGGCAGCGTCGATGTGCGCCTGGGTGCGGATGTCCGGCTGGTAGGTGGTGATGCCGACGCCCGACTCGGGATCCATGCCGTCCAGCTCGGTGAAGATCTCTTCATCGAGGTCGAAGGTCTTGCCCGATCCTCGCCCGCCGCCGCGCTCGGCCGGCTTGAGCGCTTCGCTGGGCACGAGGATCCGCGCCTTGCCGAGGTCGATGTCGCGCAGCAGGGAGCTGTAGGTCAGATCGAGCGCGGCCAAGAAGCTCTCGGCGCCCTGGATGTCGGCGCGCCCATGAGGCGAGTGCGGCGCGCTGCGCAGCGGCTTCACGTTGGGCACATACCAGACGTCCCTGACAAGCGCGTCCGGCAGCTCGACCGCCTCGTCGAGCTTCTCGGTCTCCGGCCGTGCGGCCAGCGGCATCTGCTCGCCCAGGGTCGCGCTGTCGCCGAGGTAGAGGCCGTGCAGGATCACGCCCTTCTCGTGGCGTTCGAGATGACGCACGACGCGATCCTTGCGGTCGCTGGGCAGCTCGTGGAAGAAGGTCACGGCGCGCAGGTAGCGACCGTAGGCGAACTCGGGCACCGCCTCGTCGGGGTAGAGCGCCGTGAGGAAGGGTGTGTCGGAGACCTCCGTGTCCCAAGAGGCCCGGATGTAGCCGCCGCCCAGGGCGGCGCAGACCTCGGCCGCCTCAAGCAGCGCGTTGATCCCGCCGGACTCCTCGAGGAGCTCGTCGAGCCGCTGGGCGGCCTTGCTGCCCTCCGCAAAGCCGAAGTCCGGCGCATCGCCGAAGAGCAGGTCGGCCGAGGCCTGGGCGATCTCGCCGGCCAGGCAGGCGCTGATGTCGCGGGCTTTGGTCTGCTCGGGGTTGTCCTGCCGCCACTTGCGTGAGAAGAAGCGGCGGAACCGTGAGGCGGCGGGCCCCACACCGGCTTTCGCCTGCGGCTCATCGCCGGCGTAGAAGGCCCGCCAGACGGCGATGTCTTTCGGGGCTGCGTCCGGCGGCGGCCATGGTGTCTTGGGATCGGTCGGGAGCGACATCAGGCGGCCTCCTGCATCCTGTTCGCGAGCCAGGCGCGCCAGCGGCGGCGCCCGGTACGCACGCCGTAGCGCACGGCATCCGGCGCGTGGTCGTCGGCCTTGAGCGGCGCATCGAGGCCGCGTTCCTGTGCCTTGGGGTCCCAGACGTAGCCGGAGTGCTCGCTGATCGTGTAGCGGCACGACTCGTGGATGCGCAGCAAGTTCGCGCCGAGCAGCGTGGCCACGTCGCGGATGCCGTCGAGGACGTCGTTGTCAGCCTTGAGCGCCCAGCCCCATCCGTCACGCTGCCACTGCGCCCGGAAGGAGGTCGCCGAGGGGTCGATGATCGTGGCGGCAAGCGGCACCGGACCCTCGTAGGCACCATCAGCGCCCGCCGCAAGCCAGGCGCCGAGACGCTGTGAGTACTCGGCGTCGGTGAGCTGCCGATGGTTTGCCACGGAGTCCCAGCGCCACTCACGGCAGAGGTAGAGAGCCTCGTCGGCATAGCCGGCAAGAACGGCGTGGAAGGGGTTGTGCGTGCCGTAGTCGATCCACAGCTCCCAGCGATGGATCTCGGGCAGCTGCGCGACGACGTGGCGGCCGCCGGCGTCGACGTCGAGCATGTCGTAGATCGCACCCTCGGCCGCCACCCACAGTCCCTCGATGAAGCGCTTGCGCCACAGGCCGGTGAACTCGCGCTTGATGCCGGCGACATACTCGGCCGGCAGGTAGGGGTTGTCGTCGATCGCGAAGGTGAAACGCGCGATGTCCAGCTGCTCGGCCTTGTCGAGCCAGTCCTTCTTGAGCCAGTGCAGCGGTGCGTCGGGGTTGGTGGTGGCGATCATGCGCGCGCCCTCGGCCGACAGCCGGCTGCGCAGCATCGTCCAGAACGACTCGGGCACGGTGGAGGCCTCGTCGACGTAGGCGCCGACGAGCGTCACGCCGCGGATCTTCTCCTGGGCGCGCTCGTCGTTGGCGCCGACCAGGTAGGTGCGCCGGTTGCCGATGTAGAAGTCGCCGGTGCCGGCGATCAGCCGGCAGAAGCGAGCGCCGAACATGTCGATGAGCGGGTCGATGATGTTGCGGCGCAGCGTCCTCTCCGTCTTGCCGACCATCAGCAGGTTGCCGGCAGGCCCGTGGAGTGCGAAGTCGACCCAGGCATGGTCGGCGCCGACCGACTTGCCGCTTCGCACGGCGCCGTCGCAGATGACCATGCGGTGCCCGTCCATCGCCCACCAGGCGGCGCGCTGCTTGGCTGTCAGGGGATGGAGCTTCACTCAGGCACCGCGCCCTTCTGCACCCTGAGGTACTCCTCGACGCCGGTCTGGCCGCCGTGGTGCTCGCTGTCGCGCAGCGCCAGCAGCTCGTTGATCTCCCGCTGCACGGCAAGCGCCTGGCGCAGGTCGCCCGCGTTGAGCGCCTTGCCGTAGAGGTTGGTGAGCCGGGCGATCGCCTTGCCGCGCTCCTCGGCACGCTCGGGCTTGCTCTCCGCCTCCAGCAGCTGCCGTGCCCGGGCC